CTGTTGTTGTTTCTAAGTTATACTTTGCAACCGCTTTGCTAAGATCATCTATAATATCACTTGCTCTTAAATGAGTACGAGCAGCTAAGAGAAGCGTTGTAACTGCTACTTTTTTATCCATACCATTTAATTCTGCAAAGTTTACAATGCGTCTACGTGTTGCTTTGTAACTAGAATCAGTTATATTAAATGCTCTTTCCATAGCAGTGAATGTTTGCATAACATTGCTAGGAGGTTGACCAGCACCTAATGTTTTAATGTAATAATGTATTTGACGAGTAGGAACATTTGTACTAGCACGTTCACGGGCTGCTGCCTGTGGATCTTTTAACGCACTAATTGCTGCTTCATCGCCATTTACAAAATACATAAAGTTATACATATCAGTAGAAGCAGGACGAAACTTACTGTATTGTCTATACCCTGAACTACGTCTTGCATATTGCATTGCATTTTCAGCATATGTAGGAAATTGCCTTAGAAGTTCCAAACACATCATAGTCAGATACAAATTACGTTTACAATCTGTATAGGTAAGTTTACGGGCATCGTTTGCATCTCTAGTCATACGACCTTCTTGCAGTTCCTTTAAGAAAGAAAAGCCTTCTTCCTTCTCAGGAGTTACTTCATGTCCGCCTTCTATCTCTGCCCACTGTGATGCAGTATAACGTTCCAAAGATATTATCCTCTTGCAAAATCTTTTGCATCACGATCAACATCGCGGTCGCTTGGTGCAGCAAATTCACTGTCGTCATCTTTATCTGGCTGTACAGTTGATTTGTCAGGCATTGTACTTTTTTGCTCTGATGCAAACTTAATAAGTTTTTTCACCAACTCTAGTGGAACCATTGACTTCTTTGCCAGTTCTTCAAGAGTCTTAGCACCATAGGCACCTTTCTTCCAGTCTGTAAGTTCGTCACCTACTCGTGCCATAGCAACAGACAATCTGTCGTCGTTTACTTTTGCTGCCCTGTCTTTTAAAGTCCAACCCATTTGTGCTGCCTTACGCTGCTCTGGCGTAAGATCAAAGTTCTGTGGAATGTCTGCTTCTTTGATAAATTCTTTAGCTCTCATTTGCTTCTCCTTAGCGTTGTTTTGCTCTGTTTGCTTTACTGAATACTTCACGGGGTACTAGTTTGATATCCCCATTCTTATGTTTCATTACGTAGCCTTCGCCACCGCTCTGTGTACCTATCTTTTGTGTTACTTCTGCCTCATGCGAGTCAAGTTGATTAATAATAGCATCTTTAATTTTAATGATACCACTTACTACTTTCCATAAACTGTCAAACGCAATAGGATGTTCTGCGATGTGTGAAAGGACATTGTCCTGCTTCTTTTTACTTAGCTTCGTTGTTGTAATCCATTGCGAAAAGTCTGCACCTAGATTAGCTAGTGAACTGTCTACTTTCTTATTAACATAAGTATACAGTATATCCGATAGGTTTGTCAACTGCTTTTGGCGAAGTTCATCTTTATTTAATAATTCATCTATTTTGCCTGCGTGTTGTTTAACCATTGTTTCTAGTTGTGCAATATTTTTATTATCAACTTGCACAGGCTTTTGTGTATACACAGGCGGCACAACAAGGACATCTCTTCCTTGCATAACATCTAGTTGCTCTTGTGTTACTTGTGATTCGTTTCCGTTTAAGTCTATGTAGCGATGCACTACAACACCAGTTGTGCTTAATCCTATTTTCATTCCAAGTTCGCTTTTAGAATCTACAAAGTATGAAACTATGTTAGGAGTAAACATGAACTTATCATTTTTTAGTTGCGGTCTTTGATAGTATAACAGGTCTCCTTTGAAGAAACCTCTAAATGTAGCAGGCGTTGCCTTTTCATAATAATCAAATATGCTTTCCATATTACTCATGAAGGCCGCTTGTTTACTGTCAATCTCCTGCCCTTTACGGGTCTTTCGGGCGCCGAGCATGTTCGCAAGGTCCTTCCCGCTTTTTGGCTTGCCATCGTACCCTTTTGCTGTGAATCCAGATTTGTCTGTAAGTATAAACTCTCCGGTTTCATCGCGACCAAATATGATTGCGGGGGAGCCGTCCCATTTGAGTGTGACATCTTTGTGTCCTCCTTGCTCAAGGCTTTCTAATGCAGCCAATGCACGAAGAGCTCCTCTACTACCTTCCCAGAAAACAATGTCTTCTGCATGGTCGATGCGAGCACCTTCAGTTAATATTTCTTTTGATTCAAATAATCTAAACTCTCTAAACCTCACGGTAATAATTCCTTTAGCCTACTTAAATGTTTGTCAGCAAGTGTTTCAACTACTGCTTCAGGTAATGTTTTGCCTACCTTTTCCATATTATCTCTAAATGGACTAACTAGTGTATCGTAGTTAGGATCGCCTTTTAGTTTTGCAATCATACTTTCAACACTATGGGTGTCTGGTTCTTTAGCACCTTTGCCTAATAGTATCTCAGCAATCTCGTCCCAGTTGTTGGCAACTACTGCATCGCCATTGTTAGGATCAACTATACCTTTGGTTGGACTAAACTTATATCCTCTACCTCTAGCAAGACTAGAAAGTAGTACAGCTCTATCAGCACCAGTAAAGTTTTCACTGCCACCACGCTTGGCTCCACGTTGTAAATCTGGATTGTCTGTAAGCATAAAATCTGTTTGAACAAAACCGTTTTTAGGATCACCCTTTATAGGTGTGCGGAAGTGTACCTGCAACCCAGCATCTTTTACCCAACCTGCTTCAAATGTTCTGCCCTTGTTCATAATCTCTAAATCAGGGATGCCTTGCTTTTGACACCACGCACTAAGTTTTGCAATTATTTCTTCCTTAGGTAACTCTCTAGTATCAGTATTAAGATCTAAGTCACCAGATGAGTTCTTTTCGAATGTTCCGTCTGGATGTGTTTTTGTACCAGTAGTTCCTAAAAATTCTTTTGGAGTAAACTTAAATCCAAATGTAGAATTAAGCCAATCAATAGTAGGCTTTACATCAACTGTTGCGATTCTTGATGCAATAAGTTTCTTGTCAGGTTCAGTTTTAAATACGTTGCCGCCTTCTTTTAAAATCATTTTTTGCTCTCAATAACTTTACTGATACCGCGTTTAAATTTACGTGGATCGCCTGACTTGATGGAGTTAATAAATCTACGTTCAAGTTCACTAGCTGTCACAGGATCATAGTTTCTATTAATCCTATTCATAAGATTAATAGCACTTTCTATTATATTGTTTGCACTAGACTCAATTAAAAAATCATTATCATTAGAACCTAAGTTGCTTAACTCTTGCAAAATACTTCGTGTTTGTTTTTTCATTGTATTACAACTCCATATTGTATTTAGCGTTGCGTGTTTATAAATAGTTTAGTAAAGGGGAGGGCACTCATGTCAATAGAAAAAATGAATTTCAAAGAACGATCCTTATTATTTGCAAATTTGGCTAGTATAGCATATAGTAACATCAAAGATGCTACAAAGCAAGCAAAAAAATTAGGATTTACAACAACAGAATTTTATGAAAGAGACGGTGCTCAAGCATATCGTTTTATGAACAAACACGATTTAGTAATTGCATGTCGCGGAACACAGCCAACTGAGTTCAATGATATAAGTGCAGACCTAAAGGCAATGCCAGTAATGGCAGAAACTGTTAGTAGAGTACACAGAGGATTCAAAGCAGAAGTTGACGAACTATGGCCAATGATATCTGAAGACATTGCCCGTAAAGCAAACTTAGGTAAAACATTATGGTTCTGCGGACATAGCTTGGGTGCGGCAATGGCAACTATTATGGCAAGCCGTTGTATGCACGATATAGAATTAAACGATCCAGTTGAGCTGTATACATTTGGTTCACCACGTGTAGGTTGGAAAAAGTATTGCAATAGTCTTAATGTTGTACATCATCGTTGGAAGAACAATAATGATATTGTCACTACTGTTCCTCTTGCTCTTATGGGCTACGTTCATCATGGTACCCAGCATTATCTTAATGCCTATGGTAAGTATAGAAAACCTACTGGATGGCAAATGATCAAAGATAGATGGCGTGGTATATGGATGGGTCTAAAGAAAGGTAAGATAGATAGCTTTGGCGATCATTCGATGGTCGAGTATATCAAACACATTAGTAAACTAGACTAAGAATCCTCATTTAAGTTCTTTCCTGTTTTACGAAGTCGTTTATTATAACCTCGTTTAATCTTTTTGAGTTGTCCTTTACTCCAGGAATAGAACTTACGTGCTTTGGTTAAGCCATCGTATTCATCTCCGCCTTTCATAGGTATCTTGTTCATACAAACAAACTACTCACTGACTCTTCGTTAGTTACTCTGCGTATCGCTTCACCAAACAAAGGCGCGACACTAACCTGTCGTGTCTTTTTGCAGTTCCTAGGACAACGATCTGCAATGCTGTCAGTGATTACTAGTTCTTCTAGCACACTCTTCTCAACTTTTTGACATGCTTCTCCTGACAATACACCGTGTGTAATGTATGCACGAACTGACAATGCACCTGCGTCCATAATTGCTTTGGCTGCACTACAGAGTGTTCCACCTGAGTCA